CCTAATGCTACACGGTGCGGGTTCTTGTCACCCTGAACTTTTGTTTTTACTTCTTGAGTAGCATACTTGTTAAGCATAGTGTTTAAATTAGACATGGTAATCTCCTAGTGCTACTTGTAGTAGCGGTAATAATTAATCTCAGCGACATTGCCGAGTTGCCAAAACACCGAGCAAACAACGTGCCAAGTCGTAAGTAGCCGGAATCACGTCCCTAGCCTAGTGTCACAATGGTACCACAGTGTCAAAGTGACCCTGAAACCTAGTGTCAACGTGACACCACCAGAGCCACAGGGCACCACGCACCGCGTAACACAGAGCTATAAGATACACATACACACGCATCACGCACACATGCACACGCATCACGCGCCTGCGCGACAATGAACCCATGTATCCTGCATCGAGTCAACGAATCCCCGTATATTGAGACACGCGCCTCCGCGCATGTGCGTCACGCATCACGCTACGCGTACACACGCATAGGGGGGCGGGGCCCCCCAATCCTCGCGTGCGTCATGACGTTAGGACCCTGATCCAACTACCCCTCAATTCTGAATCTATATCCGAGTAAAACGCTACACTATTCAGTCTCCCGTTACTATATACTTGCTTCGGGGTTCAAACTCCCGTATTCTTTGGTGATGACACGCGAAAAGAGCCGCGAAGAGGTGCTTATTGGCGACCTTTATAGCGAGAATCAGGATTTAAGAAAGCAACTGGCGAAGGAAAAGCGCCGCTATGCTTACCTGACTAGGAAACTTAGCACCCTGAAAAAGGAGACCTCTAGTGGAGGAAAAGTTCGCAATGACCATTCTCGACAAAAACACGGGAAAGCTGGTCACAAGAGACATCCGCACGGGGGAAGTGATAGCTGAGGAAGGTTCCTCGGTTCCACAGTACCTGTATTCTTTGGAGATGGCCGATGCTGTCTGCAATCTGGTGCGCGAGGGTCACACATACAAGGAGATTGCGTTAATGAGGGGCATGCCACCGATGCATCTGCTCTACAATTGGCGTAACACGCACCCAGATTTTGCGAAGCGGTTGAAGCTGGCGCGCAAGGATCGAGCATCGTGGTTCCATGATGAAGCTGTGCAAGTAATCAAGGAAAGTGATACAATCACCAAGGACGAAGTTGCACGAGAGAAGTTCCGATTTGACGGGCTGATGCGATTAGCAGAGGTTGGTGATCAGGATACGTATGGTAAGAAGACCACGGCTCAGGGAGGCGCGGGTCCGACAACAATTATTATTAACACAGGCATACGCCGAGAAGAAGTTATAGAGGTAAGTCATGAGCAAATATCCAGTGAAGAATTTAGTGAAGACGGACGACGGGAGACTGTTGGAGATGGAAGAGTATCTGAAAGAAGTGATGCCGAAATACGAATCGGAGCCGAAATTGATGACGGAGAAACCGATAGTGGAAGCGAAGATACCGGAGTCGGAGTTACCGAAAGTCGTGAAGAAGGTAACGAAGAAGAAGGCGAAGAAGAAAGTATCTAAGAAGGTATAGTCATGGATAAGGAAGACATCTTAAAGCGCGTGATAAAAGATTACGAGAATATCGTCAATAAGATGCCCGAAAAGTATTACGACAACCTCATGGACGTTATGGATACAATACTGGTCGGTGACGTTGATGTAAACGATGGCGAAACAATTAACTATCTTAAAAGTGTTGTTAAAACAAACATGAAGCTAGAAAGAGCTAACCCAACAAAAATAGATAAAACACTTCAAGCATTAGATAGCTCTTTAGAAGAAATGAAAAAACTTAATATAAAAGTTTTGCCAAGAAAAGATAAACCCATTCTCGACAAATTCGTAAAAAGAACAACAGAATATTTCACCCACATGGGGGAAGCGTTCGACGGAAGAATTGCACAAAAAAACGTAGATAAGTTAACTCGATTAAAGCTTTTAAAGGGGGGGAAAAATATGTTAGGCCCACTAGCCGCTATTGGTCTTACCCTTGCGACATCTCCCAGTGTGGAAGCCGCGGGTGATAGTCTAATGGAACCTCTAGGAGGCAAGGTTGGAGAAGGTTCTGATAAGACAGCACCGATATCCAATGAAGAGATACAGGGACAGATCAACCAGCTTGATGATCCGAACTCCGCGCTACAGAAAGCAATGACCCCTGTGCAACGAGAACAGAGAAAGATTGAACTAGAGGGTATGATAAAACAGCCAAGCAGAGGTCCGGCAGCAAGTTTCAAGGATATAGAAGAACTGAAACGTGTTCAGAAGAATCCTAAGTTATTTAATAAATTAAACCCGCTACAAAGAATACGCCTTAACACCATTGTAAATTCCGAAGAGGCGTATAGGAGTGATCCTATTATACGCGAAACTGTTAACGAAATAATCAACAGACAAGAATTACAAGAGATTGGTAATGAGCAACTGATGCGTGGGTTGGTGTCACCAGAAGAACATAAAGCGATTACTAAGCGAACCATGATGCGTAAGAAGCAATTTGAGAAAGCGCGTAGCATAGAAGTAGATGCTGTTAGAAAAAACTTTCAAGATAACGAGAGGTTCACTCAACAAGCATTATCAATTCCAAGGACTGCTGGCGACAAGAATCAGGAGATGATGATAGAGAAGCTTATTAGAAATGAGTTCAAGATAAACAAAAATAAAGCAGATAAGAAAACTGAAAAAGCACAAGAGATACGTCAAGAGTTAAAGTCTGAACCCGATATCGGAGAAGTATGAAAAACAACCCATACAACCCGCATAGTAATCCATTCTATCCTACGGGAGAGTTGGAGAAGTATTCGGAGAATCATGAAGAAATTGATTTAGGTTACGAGCCTCGCCCATTTCAGGCACAGCTACACAACACGCTGAAAAGATTTAACGTACTCGTATGTCACCGACGTTTCGGTAAAACAGTATTCTCAATTATGGAGACTGTAGACAAGGCTTTTAGAAATGAAAGAAAGAATCCTCAATATGCATACATTGCACCGACGTATGGCCAAGCTAAACGTGTGGCGTGGGAATACTTCAAGGACTACACCAAAGGGATTCCTGGAGCAAAACCTCACGAGCAGGAACTGCGAATTGATATTCCAAGACCCGATCGTGGAGATAAGATTAGATTCATGCTCCTTGGGGCAGAAAACCCTGACTCCCTACGGGGAATCTACCTTGATGGGGTTATTCTTGACGAGTATGCTCAATGTGATCCTACGATTTGGGGTCAAGTTATTCGGCCTGCGCTTAGTGATAGACTTGGATGGGCTATCTTCATTGGGACGCCAAAGGGGCAGAACCACTTCTACGATATTTATAACTCCGCACTCGGCTTACGTAACTGGAAAGTCGCAATATACAAGGCTAGTGAGACAGCCGTGGTTGACCCCGGAGAGCTAGAGGAAGCCCGTCAGACGATGACGGAAGAAGAATACGAGCAAGAGTATGAGTGTTCATTTGCAGCGGCTCTAACAGGCGCATACTACGGCAAATACATGAATGAGTTGGAGAGGAAGAAACAGATTACTAGCGTGCCTTATGATCCCGCCGTTCCAGTAGATACGTTCTGGGATTTGGGTATCTCCGATTCTATGTCTATCTGGTTCATTCAGTACGTAGGCAAAGAAGTACACGTTATTGACTATATTGAAGAAGCGGGTAAGGGACTAGAACATTACGTAAGAGAGTTAAAGGCTAAGCCTTATAGCTACGGGGATCACTATATCCCTCATGATGGCGCAGCTAGAGAACTAGGAACAGGTAGGACTCGGCAAGAAACATTGCTTGATCTAGGATTACGGACTATTATAGTACCTAGACAAATGGTAGCAGATGGTATCCACGCGGTGAGAATGGCGTTGCCACAATGCTGGTTTGATAGGAAGAATTGTGAGAAAGGAATCGCGGCACTTAAGAACTATCAGAGAAAATGGGACTCTAAGAATAAAATGTTTCTTGATCGCCCACTTCATGATTGGAGTTCTCATGGCTCAGATGCTTTCAGAATGTTTGGATTAATATTTAATCCGCAAAGAAGTAGAAACCACAGACAGTCTTTACCTAGAGAAGTAGAGTCTGAATATGAAATCTTTTAGGAGTATGTATGGGATGGAAGAAGTATAAGAAAAGTTTTAATCAAAATTACAACCCCTTCTCTAGTGATTTTGACTCAAAAAAAGGTCTCAATAACTTAGCCACATTCGGATATGCTGGTGTAGCTGAGGTAGCATCAGAAGCACTAGGCGACTTAGGTGGTAATACGACAAGAGAGCTGAAAAGATTTTCAGATGATATTCAGAGGGGGTTTGGTAAAATGAGTTCACTAGGTGATGACTCACTTACGGAACCCGAAGCGGCGGCTACCAGAGAATTATACGATCCCAGAAGGCGTAGTAACAAAAAGAAGCAGCAAGGATCACTAACAACAGGTCAAACGGACACGCAACCTAGTCTTATAGGATAGATATATGGATACACCAAACTTAGGCGAAATGGTTTGCCGCAAGCATGAGAAGATGAAGTCCCAAAGAATGAATTGGGAAACTCATTGGGACGAAGTAGCTGAGTACATTATACCTAGAAAGGATGATATCTATGGGAGTAATGTCAAAGGTGAGAAGAAACATAATAAACTCTTTACGAGTGTTTCTGTCCACGCGAACGAACAACTTGCTTCTGCACTTCACGGTATGCTTACTAACCCTAGTAATGTTTGGTTTGGTATGTCTTCTGGCGATAAGGACTTAGATCAAAAGAAAGAAGTAAAAGAGTGGCTACAGAACGTAACCTATAAAATGATTCAAGTCTTCAATACATCTAACTTCCAAACAGAAGTACATCAAAACTACCTAGACCTTGGGAGTATAGGGACCACGGTTCTTAGAGTAGAAGAAGACGACGAGATGGTAGTCCGCTTCATGGCACGACCTATCTACGAAGCATATATCGACGAAAACTACAAAGGCATGGTTGATACCGTGTCTTATGAATATAGAAAAACGCTACGATCAATCAGACAAGAGTTTGGAATGGAGCCATTTGACAATAATCCAGACCTAAAAGAAGCCCTGATGCTCGATCCTCAGAAAGAAATGAGAGTGATCCACCTAGTAATGCCTAGAGAAGACTTTGCCATGCATAAGCTTGACGAAGGTAATAGGCCATACATGTCTGTTCATGTGCTTAAAGAAAAGCAATTAGTGTTAAAAACTTCGGGATTCTTTGAGAACCCATACATTGTGCCAAGATGGACTAAGATCAGTGGCGAAATCTACGGTAGAAGTCCGGGCATGAAAGCGTTATCAGATATTAAAATGGTAAATGCTTTACAGAAAACTGTTATTATAGGCGCGCAAAAGGTAGTTGATCCTCCGTTACAGGCACCAGACGACGGTGTTCTTCTTCCGTTGAAGACTGCTCCGGGCAAAATCAATTACTATAGAGCTGGTAGCAAGGATAGAATAGAGCCGCTAATGACTGGCTCACGTCCTGATATTGGTGAGAATCTGATAGAGACTATTGTAGATAGAATCAAGCAGGCGTTCTTCATTGATCAGCTACAAATTAGAATGGCAGATAGAATGACTGCTACAGAGGTCATGCAACGTCGTGAAGAACAGCTTAGAATGTTGGGGCCGATACTAGGTCGCCAGAACTTTGAGTTCTTGAAGCCGTTGATTGATAGAGTATTCGGGATCATGAGTCGTAAGAAGATGTTCCCTGATGCACCTCCTGAATTGCAAGACATGAACTTAGAAGTAAAGTACACATCACAGATTGCCAGAGTACAAGAAACAAGCGATGCTGATAGTGTAACAAGAGTATTTGGATTAATCTCACCGCTTGCTTCGGCTAAGCCTGAGATGCTAGATAACTTTGACGCTGACAAAATAGCACGTCACCTAGCTCACAAGTTTGGATTACCTGCGGAGTATTTAACTTCCGAATCAGATGTCCAAGAAAAGAGACAGGCAATGGCGCAGCAAATGCAGCAGGAAGCTCAAGGCGAGCAACTTAACGGAGAACTCGACGCTTTAGGAAAGCTGACAAATCTCTAGGGGGATAAATGTTAAACAAGTACAAAGAGAAGCGGGACATGGTGATCCGCTACAAGAGGCTATTTGGGTCAGAAGACGGGCAAAAAGTCCTACATGACCTGATGAAATCCTGCTTCATCATGAACTCCACATTAGAAACAGACGCTATTATGATGGCCCACAACGAGGGTGCGAGGTCAATTGTGCTTCGTATACTTAGAACAATACAAACTGACCCTATGCAGATGGAAGAACTCTTGAAGCTGGGACAATCAGAAGGAGTTGAGAATGAAGTTATTTAAGCAGTTTTTACAGGAAGAAGCCCCATCAGACGGCCCAATGCTAGGCGGATTAACTGCCCCAGTTGCGCTAGAAGCTGCCCCAACACCAGCGCCACAAGGTATCGAGAACTTTGACGGCCCAGACTGGATGAAGAGTTTGTCCGAAGACCTGATTGAGGACAAGAGTTTAAGAAATTTCAAGGACATTAATGATCTTGCTAAAAGTTATGTCCATGCGAGAAAGACAATTGGTGGCAATAAGGTATCTGTACCTGATGAACACGCCACACCTGACGACTGGAACGACTTCTACAAGAAGATGGGTCTACCAGAACGTGAGAAGTATCAAGTAAAATTTGGAGAAGCTAAGTATAGTGATGACTTTAAGAACGGATTCCTTGACCAAGCGCATGAGGCGGGTATGTTGCCTCACCAAGCTGAGAAGGTATTTGAATTCTTTAACAATCAGGTGCTGTCTGCCAATGAGCAGGCTCAACAAATGTCTGAGCAAGAGCTATCTGAGCAAGCTGATGGACTTAGAAAAGAGTGGGGTTCAGGCTACGATAAGAAGTTAAAGACGGCTCAAGTAGCTTTTAGTACGTTCGCTGATGAAGAAACTACTAACTACCTAAACGAAACAGGACTAGCCAACGACCCTAGCCTTATCAAATTGTTTGCAAAAATTGGTGAAAAGTTGAACGAAGACACGTTTGATACCAATACAGTGAAGCATTTAGGTATGACAAAGGAAGAGGCAGAAGAGAAAAGAACTCAGATGATGGGAGATAATGATCATCCATATTGGAATGACAATCACCCTAACCACAAAAAAGCTGTGGAAGATATGCTGAGATACAATAAAATTTCTGAATCATAGTTGACACAGGGCTGGTATAGGTTATTATTGTATTAAGTTCGTACAGGATAACCTATCGGCCCTACTAAAAGTATGGAATTAGAGAAGCCCCACTACAAGTGGATAAGCATTTCGGATAAACAACTGTAAATTATTTAAAAACAAATGCAAGGAGCATATCATGAGTTTTCAAATTGAAACGGCATTTGTGAAACAGTATTCATCTAACGTGTTTCACTTGTCACAACAAAAAGGTTCTAAACTAGCACCTTTCGTAAGAAAAGAAAGTCAAAATGCTGAGGCGGCTTATTATGATCGTATTGGTTCTGTAACTGCACAACGGAAAGTTGGTAGACATTCTGATACTACTTATCAAGACACTCCACATTCAAGACGTAGAGTATCACTAGAAGATTACTTCTATGCTGATCTTTGCGACAAAGAAGATAAATTGAGAATGATCATGGACCCTAAGTCTGAGTACGCTCAGGCAGCAATGTGGGCACTTGGTCGCGCAATGGATGATGTTATCATCGAAGCTGCTTTAGGTTCTGCCTATGGTGGTAAAGAAGGCGGTTCAACTGTCAACATGGCTAACGATAATAAAGTAGCTTGTCATGACGGAACTACTACAACTGGTGTTGGTCTTAACGTAAAAACTCTTAGAGCTGTTAAGAAAAAATTCCACATCAATGAAGTAGAGGAAGGCGATCTTTACATGGCGATTACTGCCGAGCAACTAGACAACCTTCTAGGTGAGACAGAAGTTACTTCTTCTGATTTCGCATCTATTAAGGCTCTTGTTCAAGGTGACGTAGATACTTTCATGGGCTTCAAGTTTATTAGACTTGAGAGAATGAAGTTATCAACAGCCGCAACTACTTACAATGCAGTAACTGGTGTTGTTGGTTCAGGTACTGGTACTTTAGCAATCGGAGCAAGACGTTGTTTTGCTTGGAAACGTGAAGGTATCCTACTGGCCGTAGCACAAGATGTTAAGGCTCGTATCGACGAATTGCCAGGAAAGCATTATGCTCACCAAGTATATGCTTCAATGGGAATTGGCGCTACAAGAATGGAAGAAGTTAAAGTTGTTGAAGTTCTCTGCGACGAATAATATTAATTAACGGGGGCACTAGCCCCCTTATTTTAAGGAGTCTTTAATGGCCACTTTATACAGTTCAGAATACCAATCAGGATTTGTTACCGTACCAAGCGGTAAATTAAATCCAGAAGACCTTAACGGTCGCGTCCGTAGAGCTTATGCTGAGTTTACTCTTGGCTCTGAGCTTGCTGATGGCGACATTGTTAAAATGCTGCGTTTACCTGCTAACTCAAACATCATTGATGTTAACTTTGATAGTCCTGCTGCTACTTCGGGTACACTTGATATTGGTGTAGCTGATGCAGACGATTCTGCTATCAACGCTGATGATGATGCACTTTTTGCTGCTCTTGATATTTCAGCAGCAATTACAAAAGACACAGCAACTGGCGCTTTTTCTTGGGCATCTGCCGGACATAACCTTAAGATCAATAAGGAAATGGACGTTCAGATTTTAGCTGATGGTGCCGCTACAGTAGGCGCAACTGGCGATGTTTGGAAGCTTGAAGTTCTTTACGTTATTGACTAATCTCTCCTTTGATTAGACGGTTAATAGAATTGGGGGCGTATGCCCCCTTTCTTTAAGGAGGGTTCGTGGCTACTAAGCTAGAGATTTACAATTCATGTTTTATAAAGCTTGGTGCAGAAGTAGTCTCAGCTACTACAGATAGCAACAAGAGAAACAATCTATTAAATGCAATCTACGATATTATAAAAGCAAAACAATTAAGGGAACACCCTTGGAACTTTGCAATGAAAAGAGCGCAACTTGTTCCCAACCCCGCTGTTCCTACGTTTAAATTCTACAGCTCTTATG